TGTCCCGTTGCGTCGTAGATACTCTAGCGCGTAAATTTTACCTTTATTCCAGTAATGGTGGAGAAAAAACCGTAGAGTGTGAGACTATTGATCAGTTTATGAATGTACTGAAAATGGTTCGCAGTCACGTAAGCGAAGATTGCCTTGCATACACCAACCCCCTTTGAGAAATGGAAATTTTTACCGTAGAAGAGTTTCAAGAACGTTTCGATGAACTTATGGAACGAGTTGAAAATGGAGAACATTTAGGTATCGTCAATGAAAATGGGCAGGCAGCAGTGATGATGCCCGCAGATGAAGAACTCCTACGAATACACACTGAGGACAACAACGAAGCTCAGTAATATTCTGAGTTTTTTATGCTCGTGAGACTTGGTAGTCAGGGGAGTCTTATAAACTCTTTGCCCCAGATTAGGGCCTTTGAGATGGATCGTAACCATCCACGAGTATTGCTATTCGATATTTGCGAATAGTGAATGTAGGTCGTATAGCAATCTGTTTGAATGCAGCGTTCTCATAAAGCGCCGAAGGTGGGTTAGATTCCCTCAACGAGCACTTGATTATTATGATTCTTAGAGTTATAATAGTCTTATACCTGGGAGGGTAGTCCAACTGGCAGGAGACACCAAACTTAAAATTTGTACAGTGCGGGTTCGAATCCCGCTCCTCCTATTAAAAATAAATATAAGATATTGAAACACTCAAATGTCTTATCAAATCAGTCAAGCATACTGCTGGTATAATGAAGTCACAATGATTGTTAAGATGTACTTTATCAATCAAATTCCCTTTACATTTGATGAACTACCAGAAGGGCACTTATATGATCAAGACCTATGCAAATTAGCAGATAAACAAAGATCATTTGAACCAGAAGACTTATACAAAAATTCTTTCTATCTAATAGATGAGGAGGCACATCCACTCTTATTTGAGATGGATTTGGAGAACCCACAAGACCTACCAGAAGACATTATGGAGTTTAATGAGGAAGATTTAACTTAATAAATAAAGGATAGAAGACGTTTTGGTGCGGAAAATTGCCACTTAACAAATTAGATAATTTTATAAAGAACACAGAAGGTCGTATTCTTTATGTTTCCCCAAGTGACCTTGATTCGACAGATAGCATTAGTAATCAAGGTAATTCACTTGCACAACCCTTTAAGACACTACAGAGGGCACTATTAGAGGCAGCAAGATTCTCATATCAGAAAGGAAATAGTAATGATGATGTAGAGAAGACTACGATTCTCCTGATGCCTGGTGCTCATACAATTGATAATAGACCTGGTTTTAAAGTTTATAAGGATCCAATCACTTCAACTGCAAAAGCACTGGCACCAGGTTCAACAACACCTAGTGATGCTTCAACTACATTAACACTTAAACTAGATTCTAACTTTGACCTAACACAAGAAGATAATATTCTTTATAAGTTTAATAGTGTTAATGGTGGTGTTGTTGTTCCCAGAGGTACTTCAGTTGTTGGTCTTGATTTAAGAAAGACCAAACTGCGTCCAAAGTATGTACCTAACCCAACAGATTCTAATGTTGCGAATTCGGCAATCTTTAGAATTACTGGTGCCTGCTATTTCTGGCAGTTCTGTTTCTTTGATGGTGATACTGCAGGAAATGTATATACCGATCCAGTAGATTTCTCTGTTAATAATCAATCAGTACCAAAATTCTCTCACCATAAACTCACCTGCTTTGAGTATGCAGATGGTGTGAATAATGTTGATTCATATGGTCTTACTGACCTGGATATGTACTATGCAAAACTCTCCAATGCATTTAACACTGCATCTGGTAGAGATATTGATGATAAGTATCCAGCAAATCCTCTTGGATTTCAGAAACAAAGACCCGAATGGGAAATTGTTGGAGCATTTGCCGCAGATCCTATTGATATTTCTACCATTGAAGCTGGTGCTGGTGGAGTAGCAACCAATCAGGTTACTGTTAAGACTGCAGTACCTCATGAACTTACCGCAGGAACTCCAATTAAAATTAAGGGAGTTTCACCAACAGATTATAATATCTCAACAGTAGTTCAAAGTATTGATGAGAATGATCCAACGATATTTACATATTTACTACCAAACTATAGACCTGCTTTAGAAACAGGAGCTGCTGTAATTGCAGATAATGCAACTGTAACAATTGAAACTGATACAGTATCTGGTGCCTCACCATATATCTTTAATATCTCTTTGCGTTCTGTTTATGGTATGAACGGAATGCTTGCTGATGGTGCAAAGGCATCGGGTTTCCGTTCGATGGTTGTCGCACAATTCACTGGTGTATCTCTACAGAAAGATGATCGTGCATTTGTAAAATATAATAAAACAAATAGAAATTATTCTGATACTATTCCTATATCTAAAGTTGCGGGGGCAACTCTTGCTTCACAATCTTCTTCTACAAATATTAATAGTGTCTATCACCTAGATCCACTCGCAATTTATAGAAGTGGATGGGAAACAAGTCACATTAAGGCAACTAATGATTCCTTTATTCAGATTGTATCTGTGTTTGCGATTGGATTTAATAAGCACTTTGATTGTGAATCCGGTGGAGATATGAGTATTACAAACTCTAACTCAAACTTTGGACAGATTTCACTCAATTCTTCTGGATTTAAGAAAGAAGCATTTAATAAGGACAACAAAGGATTTATTACTTCTATCATTGCCCCAAGAGCAATTGTAGCAGAAGAAAATGATGTTGATTGGCTAGCATTAGACGTTGGAGTCACAACTTCTGTTGGAATAACTTCACACCTTTACCTCTTTGGATTCACTTCTGAAGATGATGTTCCACCAATTCTTACACAAGGATATCGTATTGGGGCACAGGTAAGTGATAAATTATATGTTAATATTGGAGCAGCAACAAGCACGGCAAATATTTTAATGTCGGATGGTGTTACAAGTAGTGTTAAGCAATACTCAGTAACATCTGGGCCGGATGGATCAAATGTTTTCACACTTCCAACTCACAATCTTAACACTGGTGAAAAGATTATCATTCTAAGTGATAATGGAGATTTGCCAGAAAATATTGTAGAAAATACAATTTATTATGCAATTAGAGTTTCATCTACTCAAATCAAATTAGCATCATCACCATCTAATGCAGCAAATAATTCTGAAATTACTGTTTATGGCGGAACCGACCTTAAGATTTTAAGTAGAGTATCTGATAAGATTGCAGGAGATATTGGACACCCAGTAGGATTTGATACGTCACGAAATCAGTGGTACATTAAGACAAATCAAAATAGTGAAATCTATACCGAACTGAATAGATTAGGTGTTGCCGGATTAACTGCAAGAACCGAACCTTCTTACATTAAGAGAATTGCAGATAATAGAAGTTTAGATGAGAAACTTTATAAGATTAGAGTTGTAATTCCACAAGATTCTGCGGATGCAAAAAATCCTGAAACTGGATTTATTATTCAAGAATCTAGTACTACTAATGACTATGATAAAAATCCAAGATTTATTTCAACTTGCAAATACAATTCACCAAATGTAACTGTAATTTCTGAACTTCCACATAATGTTCAAGTTAACGATACTATAATTATTAAAAATGTAACTGACAGCACTAACCCTACTGGAGTTGGAAATTCTGGATATAATGGAACATTTGCAGTTGCATCTGTTGTGGATGATATGACTTTCACATACACAACATCTAAAACTCCAGCAACGTTCACGAACGATACAACTGATAGAACACTTGATGAACTACCAAGATTTGAAAGAAATAATTTACAATCCAATCTTTATGTCTATAGAAATCAAATAATCTCTGAATATATTAGGGATGTTCAGGATGGTGTTTATCACATCTATGCACTATCCGCAAATAATGCGATTCCATATGAGTTTACAAACATTAAATATAGTCAAAATGTTGTTGACTTATACCCACAATTGGATAGGGACAATATTAATGATAATCCAGCACCTGCTAAGACATATGCAAAGGTATCTCCTATTGGTGAAGTTGTAACTAATGATCTGAAGAAAAGTATTACAAGAGAAGTAACTGACACTTTACTTACATCTTTTGGAGTTGGACTAGATGTATCAAATGTTTCCAATATTGCAGGTATTGCAACAATTACATTTGCAAGAAATCATGGACTTGCTGGTATTGTAACTTATAGCAGTTTAACTGGTGGATCAGGACATATTCCGGCAACATATCAGAATGTTAAACTATTCAATGAAGCAGGTCTTACAAATTGGAATGGTGCAACAGCAAGAGTTGTTGTATCTGGTGCAGGTAACTCTGTAACATCTGCAGACATTATTTCTTCTGGTTCTGGATATTCTAATGGAAATACTTTGTATTTTGATACTGCAAAAATCGGTGGAACTGCAGATGCATATGTTACGATTGCTACTTCTGGTATTACAACAGCAATTGGTAACGTCGTTCAATTTACCGGTGCAGGTACAACTTCTGATGGTTATTATAGAATCACTGGAGTTAGTACAAATACAGTTTCGATTGCTAAGACTGCAGGAGATCCAGTTGTTACCACATCTCAGTATGCATTTGTAGTCGGGCCTTCGATTCAAGTTTCTTCGTCACCTTACACTTCCGCAACTGGGATCACCACATTTACTTCTTATACTCCTCACGGATTAGTTGCAGGAAATAAATTTAGAGTCATTGATTCGAGTAATAATAATCTTGGAGATTATCTTGTAAGTGCAAGAGTTGGAATTAATACTTTTACTGAGATTACAAATAAATCCGTATCTGCAGCATATATTCTCAAGCACGGACTCTCGGCAAATGAAGCAACCTCAGATGTTTCTGCAGAAAATCTAGGAGCAAGGAGTGTTCCATTCTTTGATGAGGAGACTTTAACCTTTATCTCATTTGGTGGAGCACTTGCCGATGATAGAAATAAAATTAAAGTTTCAAGTCCCACTGGTGCTGCTGCGATTACAAAAAGATTCCCACTTGGATCTTATATTCAGATTGATGAAGAGATTATGAAAATTACTAGCAGCACTCTTAGTGGTGGTGGTGGTAATGAAATTAGTGTAACTCGTGGTGCTCTAGCAACAAATGCAGTAGATCATGATAATAATTCTTTAATTAGAAAGATCAAACCAATTGCTATTGAGTTTAGAAGACCCTCTATTGTAAGGGCATCGGGTCACACCTTTGAATATCTTGGATATGGTCCTGGCAACTATTCAACAGGTTTACCACAAGTTCAAGTTACGACACTAAGTGAGAGGGAAGAATTTCTTGTCCAATCACAAGAAAGATCTGGTGGTGTTGTTGTTTATACTGGTATGAATAGCAATGGTGATGTATTCAATGGAAACACTAAGACTTCTGCATCCAGTGGAGAAATTTTATCATATGATATTCCAAATCCAACAATTACGGGAGAAGATCCAAATCGTTTGAGTGTTGTATTTGATGAAGTTACAATTAAAGAAAGACTTGTTGTTGAAGGTGGTAATTCTAGTACGGTTCTTTCACAATTTAATGGTCCAGTTACTTTCAGTAAGGAAGTTAAACTAAATGATACGACAAATGTTACTGCACAACTCAAGGTTACGGATCAAACACCATCAACCAATCCCACAACTGGAGCATTGGTTGTTAGTGGTGGAGTTGGGATCATTGGGGGTCTAAATGTAAGTGGGATTATTTCATGTTCCAACGTTACCTTCGGGAATATTAATTTTGCAATAACTAGTGACAATACAATTGATACTTCATCAGGAGATCTCGTATTAAGTGCAATAACTGGTTCAAAAGTTGCGATTAATACAACAACACAAATTAATTCCGATTTAAATGTAACTGGTGACATTACGGCATTCTATACTTCTGACCAAAGATTAAAGGATAATATTACTCAAATTGATAATCCTCTTACCAAGGTTCTTTCGATCAGTGGCAATACCTACACCTGGAATGAAAAATCTGGTAAGGAAGGTAATGATGTTGGAGTAATAGCACAGGAAGTTATTGAAGTTCTTCCCGAAGCAGTTACAACTAGAGATACTGGATATCTTGCAGTTGATTATCATAAAATTGTTCCATTGCTTGTTGAGGCAATTAAAGAACTTTCAGGAAAAGTTGATGAACTTCAACAAAAATTGAACAATAAATAACTAAAAATGTATTCATAAAATGGCAAGTTATAATAAGTCATTTAATTTTAGGAATGGTGTTCAGGTTGATAATGACAATTTTGTAGTAAATCCTAATGGTTTGGTGGGAATTGGAACATCAATTCCCAGAGAGTTTTTAGATGTTTATGGAACTACTAAAGTTACTGGATTAGTCACAACAACTAATTTGGCGGTATCTGGTGTTTCTACTTTTTATAGTG